CCTGGACGAGCCGTGTAGGTGTTTTCCTGTCTCTGGTGAAGCCGTATCCGGCTGGGGCGTATCCGACGCTTTGGGCTGGGGCTGCTCATAGATGACATACTCGGTGTCGCTGATGCGGCCCTGCCGGTCCCGCATCTGGTGGCGGACGATGTACCCGGCGCTTTCCAGCTCCCGCAGCGCCCCGCCGATGGCGTCCACGCCCTCCTTGCAGATCTTCGCCAGACCGCGTGTGGTGTAGTTCCAGTCCTCTGGCAGAGATAACATCATGGACAAAAGCCCCTTGGATTTCAGAGACAGCGCCTTATCACGCAGGTGGTGGTTGCTCATCACGGTATAATCACGGGTCCGTTCAATACGAAAAACGGCCATTTCATCACTCCTCTCGGCATTTATGGCATGAAAAAAGCCGCAATCTTTCAAAAAGACTGCGGCGGTCAGGTGCGATATTTCCGGCTGCGCCAGGAATAAGGCGGCTTTGGCACAGGGGGCCGGGTAAAAACGTCCTGCTCACTCACAAAGGGCAGGCGTTGCATCACCCGGTCGATCTCAGTGCTTTCCATGTCATGCTGGGATTGGCAGTGTTCGCGGATGGCCTCTTGAATCTCTCTAACGGTACACATAGTTCATTCCTTTCTTGGCAGATGGTGGGTTTACGAGTGACGGCGTTTCTTTTTTGGCTTGAAATCGAGGATATGCCCCTCGACAACGTGGGCATACCGCTTAATTTTGATCTGTTGGCTGTGCTGGGCGTCCAGGGCCTGCCGGTAGCCGTCCTCGGTGAGAAACAGGCGAACCTCATCGCCGGGGTTGCCGTAGGGGGTATGGGGCTTACGAACCGCAAACTCGATCATCCAGCGGGTACTGTCTTGAAAACGCTCCACAGCCAAAATGTTGTGTCCTTTCAGCTCGCGGGCTGAAATATCCCTCATAGGCTCTCCTTTCTCAGCGTTCGTGCTGTTGCTGGCGCTTGCGCTGCCATGCCTCCAATAGCTTGATGATGGTCTCCTGCATCCGCTGGGGCGTATAGCTCCGGGGAAAATATTTGCGCAGGGTGTCGCTGGTGAAGGTGATCTTGTCCAGGTCGCTTTTCTTTTCTTCCCCCATGATGACCCGCATCATGTCGAGGGTCAGGTGCCCCTCCTGGCTGTACTTTTTCAGCCGCTGGGCCTGGGAAAGCGACGGCGTGGCCTGTTCGCTGTCCATCGCGTCCAGCAAATCCACCTGTTCCTCTTTTTTGAGGAAGGACAGCTCGTAGGCCGGGTTGAAGGCGATTTTCTTCTCGTCCACCATGTCCAGCAGTTCGGGAATTAGCTCGGTGAGGCGGATATAACGAAAAATCTGGTTTTTACTCTGGCCGACCTGTTCAGCCAATACCTCGCTCGACTTCTTCCCAAAATCGTTCCCAACTTGGGAACAATTTTCTTTGGACGGTCTGCCAGCTTGTCGCTTCATAGCTTCCAGCTTCATCTTGTAGGCAAAAGCCCTTTCACTGGGGAGCAGGCTTTCCCGCTGCAAATTGCTGTCAACCATGATGATGGTGGCCTGGTCATCGTCCAGGTCGCGGACAATCACCGGCATGGTTTCTTTACCCGCCAGCTCGCTGGCCCGGTGCCGCCGGTGCCCGGCAACCAGCTCATAGCCGCCATTAGGGTCCGGGCGGGCAATGGCCGGGACCAGTACGCCGTACTGCCGGATGCTGTCGGCGGTCTCCATCATGGCCTCATCGTCCTTGACCTTAAAGGGGTGATCCTTGAATGGGTGCAGCTCCGACAAGGGAATTTCCATGACTTTTTCACGCTGGGCGTCGGCGCGGCTTTCCTCGGTGGAAAACAGGTCATCGACCGAGGCCAGCTCTACTTTTTTCGCGCTGCTTTTCAAGTTTCAACACCTCCTTCGTCAGATTTCGGTAGCCTTCGGCCACCTTGCCGCCGGGATCGTGGGCGAAGATGCTCTTGCCCTCGGCGCTGGTCTCCTTGGCCCGGACCGAGTGGGGTATCTCGGTGCCGAACACCTTGATCTTGCTGCCGTAGGTCTCCCGCAGCAGGGCGGCGATCTCTTTCGCAAAATTGGTTCGGCTGTCCACCATCGTCAGCAGGATGCCGTCGATCTGGAGCTTGGGGTTCAGCTGCCGCTTGACCTTGCTGATGGTGGACAGCAGTTGTTCCAGGCCCTTGGCAGGCAGATACTCCGCCTGGACGGGGACTATGATCCTGTTGGCTGCCGCCAGTGCATTGACTGTGAGCATTCCCAGGGAAGGCTGGCAGTCGATGAGGATATGGGAATACTGTCCCTTCACGGTGTCCAGATACTGCCGTAAGACGGTCTCGCGGCTCATGGCGTTTACCAGCGATACCTCCATGCCGGACAGCTGGATGTCAGCAGGTATGAGGTCCACGCCCTCCGGGTGGTGCAGGATGCCCTCGCCGGGTTTGATAGGCTCGTCCATCAGGATGCGGCCCATCGCGTCGGACAGGGTAAAGGGCAGCTTGTCCGGCTGCGGGTTGCCCAGGCTGATGGTAAGGCTGGCCTGGGGATCGGCGTCCACCAGCAGCACCTTCTTCCCGGCCTGGACTAGCCCGATGCCCAAGTTCGCGCAGGTGGTCGTTTTGCCGACGCCGCCCTTCTGGTTGGCGACGGCAATGATTTGTGCGTTCATCGTATTTCACCTCGTTTCTGTTTGTCGTGTTTGGTTCTGGAAATAGAAAAAGCCGCCACTACTTTCTTGAAAAAAAGAGTGACGGCTTTTTCTGATCCCGGAACGTCGGTTCCCGGAAATGCAAAAAGCGCCCAGCAGGAACGCTGAACGCTTTCGCAATAAAATCATATTCATTTGTTCAGATTTGGTCAAACTCTGCCAAACCGATTTTGCATAAAATTTCAGAGGGGCAAAAAAGCAAAAATGACCTCATGGGAGGGTGCAGGGGCAAAAAAGTTGTCCTATAATTTAACCCATTAGCCCTCATTTTAGGGGTGGTTGTCCTTAATTTAACCCATAAAAAATGGTTCAAAACGGGTCAGACTATGCCAAAGCAGGGCAAACAATCTGAAAAGGAAAAACCCCGAAAACCGCATGGTTTCGGGGTTTTTGAGCTGTTTTGAATTGAAATCAGCGCTTGCTGAACTGAGGCGCGCGACGGGCGGCTTTGAGGCCGTACTTCTTGCGCTCTCTGGCGAAATCCCCTTTATTTTCAATGGGTATAAGTCACGCCTCCAAAAATGCACCTCAAAATGAACCTTATTTTGGACTGGAAGCGAAGGCGGCCGTGACCTTGGAGATCAAGTCTTTAGGCTGATTATAGGTCAAGTGGGCATAGATGTCCAAGGTGATTTTCGCGTGCTCATGGCCGGCCAGCACCTGAGCGGTCTTGACGTCAACAGCGCCAGATAAGAGCAGATTCGTGATGTAGGTATGCCTGAGCTGATGCGGCGTCACCTGAAAGTCCATGCTGTAAATGACGGTCTTGTTGTGAGCGGCCCGCTCTCCAAGCACCGGCGTGACCGTGTGCTTGATTTTCTGGCCTTTGACATATCTGGTGTATGTGCGCTCTTTTGTGCTTCGTACGGTTACATATTTCCAGAGTCGCGCCCACTGGGTACCGGATAGCGGCCCACCGTCCCGGTTGGAAATCACATACTCAGACTGGCTTGCTTCTTTGACGGCCTTTAGGCATTCCACCAGCTGGGGAGGGATCGGGATGATCCTCTTGGACGCCTTGGTTTTCAGGTCGGTCAATATGACTGGCCTATTGTGCTCAGTGTGCCAGGCTCTGCAGACGGAGATGTGAGGGGCGCCCCCCTCCAGAAAAACGCTATCCCATTGCAGCGCCAGGGCCTCCTCTCGACGGAGCCCCGCATATAGGCAGAGCATGACAAACGGATACGGCGGTAATCCCCGGATGGCATCCAGCAAAATACTGACCTGCTTATCGGTAAGCGCAGTTTTCTCCTTTGGGGCCCTCCCTCCCTTGGGGTTGAGGTTTTTACACGGGCTTTCGTCGATGATGCGATTCTCCAGCGCGGAGCCGAAAATCATCTTGTAGAGCATCTGAACGCTACGGTAGATAGAAGCCGACTTCTCTGCTGCCTTGGAGATCGCCAGCTTAATATCATCCGGCGTCACCTCGGCCATGTATTTCTCCCCCAGGGGCGCTATGATGTAGATCTTGACCTTGGAGGCATAGTCGGCCAGCGTAGTGGCTCGGACGTGCGCGGCCTGCATGGTGAGCCACTTTTCAGCGTAGTCCTTGACGGTGGGATTATCCCGACGGTAGATATCTTCCTCAATCTGGCGCTGAACGGTGGCGATCTTCTCGGTCAGCTCCTCCGCCGTTTGGGCATAGAGGGCGATGTACTTTCCTCCTGGCCCCTTGATACGTTTCCGAAATTCTTTACGGCTCTCAATCCATTCGTAGGTTGGCTTCTTTGGCCGAGCCATGCCACCGCCCCCCTTCTTCTATTGGTAGCTTTCCTAAGACAGAATAACCAGAAGATTAAATACAGACTTAGTCTTAAGATAGAATAGAAAGTAGATATAGGCGCGTCGCGCGCGCACGCGCGCGAGTATCCATACCCTATTGATACCCTATCCATACCGTATCCGCAAAAGCATGGATAGGGTATCAGCCGAGCCGAACGGCCGTCCCCGTGGCGCAGATATTGGATCCGAATGGTTCAAAGCGGGCGGCGATGACGGCATCGGCCCCTAATTCTGCGGCCTGCTGCTGAAGGACGGCAACGGCCCCTTCTACGCCTGTCTGCCACCCACGCTGCACCCCCTTGTTCCCCCCAGGCAGAGCCATGACCTGAGCGGCGGAAACGATACCCAGGTACTCAATGACAGGGCGCCCCTCTACGGTAAAGGATGTAGTAATAATCATAGCGATCCCCTTTCACATATTTTCCAATATACAGCGTTTTCGTGCCGAAGTATGTCGAAAGTGATTTTTTATCTTTTCCAGCAAAAATCTACTGACCTTTGCTATAATGGTGCCACTGCCGGCAGCTACTTTTCGATAAGGAGCTGAGGAAATGAAATCAAAAGAGCGACAGGAAATAGAAGCCATGCTGTCAAAGCTGTCGGTTGCTCAAAAAGGGCGACTGATTATTTATCTGCGCTCTCTGCGAGGTACCGCAGATAGCTCAACGCCTCCCGCTTCTTCTCAGGCGTCAGTTCGAGAAGAATAGCTGCCAACTCATTGTCGAGGCCACAACGCCCGCTCCCTGCTTTGGGGGCGGGCGTTGTTTCATCCAGGCCCTCTGTTAGCAAATCGACGGGGATGTCGTCAGTGCGGGTAAAAAGATCGGTTAACGTGATGCTCATTCCGTCCGCAATCTTCTTCAAGGCGGGGAGCGATGGAGTTACCGGCTGGCCAGTTTTGGGGTTGACATTCCGCTCCAGCATGGAGATGTAGCCATTCGACAGGCCGCAGATGGAAGCAAATTGACGCTGGGACAGGCCGTGCTCCCTGCGGTATTCCTGCACCAAATCGCTCAGTGTCATAACTTTGACCCCCTGTTTTTGTTTAATCTATTATACACGCGCACATGAGGGCTGTCAATAAAAGTGTGAAATTTATTGAGCAAAATTTGTGTAACTCACTTGACAGGCCCTGCGTCCTGGTGTACTATGTCTGTGCAGCCGGTTAAACACACCGCGATTTTTCAGAAAGGAGGGGGCAGCTATGGGGTACAGAATCCGAGAGCTTCGTGAAGCCATGAAGATGACCCAGGAGGAGCTTGCCGACAAAAGTGGTGTCAGCCGTGGTACAATTTCCGCGCTGGAGAACGGCTCCATGCGGAACACAACCAGCAAAACCTTGCTGAAGCTCGCCCAGGCACTCAACACAAGCGTAGACCGTATTTTTTTTACTGAAACTGTTTAACCGACTACACAATCGAGGAAAGGAGATGATTTTATGAACCTTGGTAGGCGGCTTAAAAAATTGCGCGGGGGCAGAAGCGGAGACGAGGTAGCAAGCGAGCTTGGTATCTCCGCATCCTCCCTCAGAATGTACGAAACAAACCGGCGCGTCCCAAAAGATTCCGTGAAAATTAAAATGGCGAACTACTTTGGAGTGACTTTTTTACGAAGAATGCGCCTGTCAAAAAGGAGGTGAAGAAAATGTGCGAAGCGTTAGAGAAGGCTGTGGCTGCTATTAACAAGGAGCAACCCGAACAGATCCTGGCTGGAATTCCGACCGAAAAGCTGAAGACTATCCCAAACGAAATCTGTGGCTTGCTTGTAAATAACGGCCTCTCGTTCCAGCAAGCAGAGCTATTGCTTGAGGTAGCGAAAGGCCGTCTACGCAGGGCAAAGATTTAGTTTTGGCGGTTATCCAGAAGGTTGTGAAGAGTGCCGAAGCTTTTTACACGCACCGTAAAGAGATCTTCGGAAAATGGATTTGTGGCATTCTCGCTGATGCGTTCCGGGACCCTCCCAAGGGCCTCGACCCCAGCTTTCAAGTCGTTGTAAACATCCGCCGGAAGCGCCTGACCGCAATTCGGGCACTCCATGGATGTGCGCGCTTTGAATTCCTCTGGCCGCAATTCACAAGAGCACTTGCATTTACTGCATAAGAGCTCAATTTTGAAGTCCATCCTATCGCCTCCTTTCACAATGGATTTTATCACGGAAAGATGGGGCAGGCAAGGATGGCGAAAGGAGGTAATCAGATGCCAAACCTGTTGACCCGGAAAGAGGCGGCTGCGCGGCTTGGCATTACGGTAATGACCTTAGATGCCGAGCGGAGCAGCGGCCACCTGGCCTACATACAGCGTAAGCCCGGAGGAAAGGTCTGGATTACCGAAGAGGCGCTGGTCGAGTATCTGGCCCGCGCGACGCACCCGGCACGGCCGGACATGAAAGTAGCCCGGGCGCTGCGCCAAGTTAAGCGAGCGTAGCCGGGCAATGGAAAGGAGCTGATTTCTGTGAAAGCAACCGGAATCGTGCGGAGGGTGGATAGCTTAGGGCGCCTGGTGATCCCGATGGAGCTGCGCCGCACCCTCGGAATCAAGGAAGAGGACCCGATGGAGATTTTCACGACGGAGGACGGAATCCTTATCCGCCCCTATAAACCCGGGTGTATCTGCTGCGGGTCGTCGGAGGATCTGGTCGAGTTCAACGGGGTTTCCCTCTGCGGGGCCTGCATCCATGAGTTTTCCGAGAGGAGCTGACGGATGATGGGCCAGAAAATCGCGGGGGGCATGAAACGACAGCGCCTAAGCCCGCTGTTACCGGTTGAGCAGGCCGTGGCGATGCGCCACTACCAGATGATTGACAGGTACATAGCACAGCAAGCCCTACCTAAAGACGAGTATTACGACGTCGTTGCCTTTGGATTCCTGCTGGCCGTCAAAAAGTGGTTTAGTCGCCCGGACTTGTACCAGTACGAATTTTCCACCATCGCCTGGGCGTCCATGCGGTCGGCCGTCTCCAACGAAAAGCGGAAGCAGGCCCGCAGAATTAAGACTGTCAGCCTGGATGACCCCATCCCGGGAACAGATGGGATGACCTGGGCGGACATTATCACCGAGGAGCACCTGGTCTACTCGGCATAGGAGGGATGAAATGAAAATCGCCTATAACGTAGAGCACCTTCCGGAGCGGAAACGAGGCAACAGGAAGGAAAGCGAGGAAGTGACTGCCTTGAAGTCCTTCCTGGCAGATGGACGACAGCGAAATATGGTCTTCGAGTACAATGACGCCAAGGAGGCCAAGAAGCGGTATGACAGCCTGCGGAACTTCCGAAACGCCAACAAGCTGCAGGAAGTTTTCGATATGTACCGCGCCGACCGGTTTGATTATCAAGACCAAGAACCCCCCAGCGAAGAAGGTTTGAGGGAGGTACCTATGTATTTCAGGGAATGCCCCCGCTGTGGGGCGCATCTCGACCCCGGCGAGCCCTGTGACTGCCGGGAAGTAGAAAAAGAGGCCGCCCCCGCTGCCACGGGAACGACCTCACGCAAATGGACACAAACCCAGTCTATCAGCCCGTCGGCTGGAAGTCAAGGGCTGGAGGTAATGCCATGCCGGACAATGAACTGAGAAGTCTTCGCATTGAGCTGGGCCTACCGGCCCGCGACATGGTGGCTGTCGTCCAGGGGCTCTACCCCAAGTACGACAAGACCATGCAGAGCAAGTGCGAGAACGGCGATGACTACGGGATCTCCCTCCGGTCGGACGCCATGAAGGCGCTGTATGAGAAGTTCGCCCCTGGCGGAACCAAGGCCAGCCGGCGGAAGAAAGACCGCCACCGGCTGACGGGCCGTATCACCTGCCGCCTGGAGGACGCCGATATGGAGGCGTTGCAACAGCGCATGGAGGCTGATGGGTACGCCACCGCCCAGGAGCTCTTAACTGCCCTGGTGCGCCGGTATCTTGCCGGGGAGGTGGAGGCGTGAACTATGACCTGCCGGATCACCCGGTCGTGCAAAACCTAGAGCGCACCGGCTACCCGGACGGAAAGGAGCCCCACTACCCCCGCTGCCCCATCTGCGGCGAGGAGTGCGAAACCATCTACAAAGACCGATACGGCGCATACGTCGGTTGCGACGTGTGCGTGGAAATCAAAGACGCATGGGAAGTTGAGGACTGCTTCCCAGAAAGGAGCTATCACCATGATTAGAAACCCCAACGAAATCCAGGAGGGTGCCAAGAAGATCCGTATGCTGATTGCCGGCTACCCCGGCATCGGCAAGTCCACCCTGGCCCTCTCTGCCCCCCGCCCCCTGCACATTGACGTGGACTTCGGCATCGACCGCATCGAGCCCCGGTACCGCAAGCCCTACATCCAGCCCAAGAGCTATGACGAAATCTTGGAGGACTTGACCCCCATTAACGTCCAAGACTTCGATACGCTGGTCTTCGATACCGGCGGGAAGCTCATTTCCCTCATGTCCCAGTGGGCCATCAAGAAAGACGTCAAGTATGGCCAGCGGGACGGCTCCCTCTCCCTCAAGGGCTATGGCTTCATCGGCCGCGAGTTCCAGCGCCTCATGGACTACTGCTTCTATGAGCTGGACAAGCACATCGTCGTGGTGTTCCATGCCATCGAGGAGAAGGACGGGGACAATACCCGGCTCCGCATCAAGGTTGAGGGCCAGACCAAGAACAACGTCTGGGAGCCGATGGACCTGGGCGGCTTCGTGGAGATCCAAGGCAACAACCGCACCATCGGCTTCTCCAACTGTGAGCGGTACTTCGCCAAGGGCACCCGGGGCATCCACGGTGTTTGGCAGGTCCCGGAGCTGGGACCGGACAAGCCCAACGACTTCTTGACCCGGCTCTTTGCCCAGTACAACGCGCTCTCCGCCGCGGAAGTGGCTCAGAACGAGAAAGAGCAGGAAGCCTACGAGGCGGCTATGGCCGAGGGGCAAGAGATCGTCGCTGGTGTCACCGATGCCGACAGCGCCAACGCCGCCATGTCCAAAATCAAGGCCGTCAACCACGCCCTGACCTCCAAGAAAGAAGTCAACGCGGCCTTTAACGCCAAAATCAAGGAGCTGGGGCTGTTCTACGACAAGGTGCTGAAAAAGTACACCCCGGCGCCCCCGGAGGGGGATAAGGGGGCGGAGTAAATGGCCCGGTATCTGATGACCCACTCTCTGCTGTCGTCCTGGCTCTACGCCATGAAGGAAAACCCCTACGAGGACGCCAGTACCGAGCGGGACCCCTATGCCGAGTTCCTCCAGGTGCTCCGGCGAGAGCCGACCACCACCACCGAGGCCATGCAGAAGGGCATCGACTTCGAGAACTTGGTGACCGACATTGTGAACGGCGCCGGCGATACCAATAATCGCTGGTATGACGCGGCACAGAAGGTCGCCGGTCATGTCCGCGGCGGTGTTCTTCAGTACAAGGCCCGCCGGATCATCACCGCCCGGGACACGGAGCTGGTGCTGTACGGTCGTCTGGACTGCCTCAAGGCCGGGGATATCAAGGACATCAAGTTCTCCAGCGGCTATGACCGGGGCAAGTATTTCAGCAGCACCCAACACCCGACCTACTTTGAGATTGTCCCGGAGGCAAAGTCATTTACATACCTCGTGAGCAACGGCTCTGAGGTCTGGACGGAGCGGTATTACCGCGAGGAGACGCCCAGCATCATTCCCACCATCTCGGATTTTCTGGAATGGCTGGATGCGCTGGGATTGGCTCCGCTCTACAAAGAGAAATGGCTGGCCCTATGAGGGGGCGGCTGGTCGACCTGACTATCGGGCTCAACCGGAAGCAGCGCATCACTGTCGAGGTCGACCGAGATTACCGCGAGGACTATGAGCGGCTGAAAGACGCCGAGCTGGACATCGAAATCAAGAAGCACCGGGAAAAACGCTCCAAGTCGGCCAATGCCTATTTCCATGTGCTGGTGAACAAAATTGCCGCCGAGCGCGGGGGCAGTGACGAGGCGACCAAAGCGGCCCTTGTCGTGGAGTACGGGGCGCTGGCCAAGGACGCCGACGGGCTGACGGTGGGCTTCAAGCTTCCCGCCTCCGTGGATGTGTCCACCATCTACCCCTATGTGAAATGCTTTGACACCCGCGTGGAGAACGACAAGATGTTCAAATGCTACCTGGTCTACAAGCAGACGCACCTCATGGACAGCAAGGAAATGGCCCGGCTGATTGACGGGGCCATCGAGGTAGCCAAGGAGCTGGGCATCGAGACGGACACCCCGGAGCAGCTGGCCCGGTACAAGGAGGACTGGAATAAGGAATGAGAAAAGTTTACTGCGACTACTGCGGCCGGCAGGCTGAGTATGTGGACAGCAAGGTCGTCTACGGCAAGAGCTACGGCTGATGTACCTCTGTCGGAATTTCATGGCCTACGTCGGTGTTCACAAGGGCACCGACAAGCCCCTGGGCCGGCTGGCCAACGCAGAGCTCCGCTACTGGAAGAAGCGGGCCCACGCCGTTTTCGACCCTCTGTGGCAGCGGGGACGCTTCCGCGGCCACCGCAACGCGGCTTATGGCTGGCTGGCCCAGAAGATGGGGCTGCCCGTGGAGCAGACCCATATCGGGATGTTTGACGTGGCGCAGTGTCGCAAGGCCATCCATATCATTGAGAACGAAACGAGAGGAGGAAGTTCATATGGATGAAAAGAGAAGCCCCGAGGAACTGCTGGCGCAGCTGTGCTTGGAGCCCGGCTTCGTGCTGGTGCCGCAGGACCGCTTTGAGGAACTGGTGCGGGCCGAGGCGGAGCGCGACGTCCTGGAAGTCGTAATCCTGGGCGACAAGAACTACAACGTCGATGTCGTCATGGCCGCTATCAAGAAAGCCCGGAACAAGGTGCTCCTGGGCAAGCCGGAGGTGGAGGGTGATGCTCAATAAAATCATCATCATGGGCCGGCTGACCCGTGACCCGGAGCTCCGCCATACGCAGAGCGGCACGGCCGTCGCCTCTTTCTCCCTGGCGGTGGACCGGGACTTCAAGGACAAGACCACCGGCGAGAAGTCCACGGACTTCATCGACGTGGTGGCCTGGCGCAATTCTGCGGAGTTCGTGTCCCGGTACTTCACCAAGGGCCGCATGGCCGTGGTGGAGGGGCGGCTGCAGATCCGCCCCTGGCAGGACCGGGACGGGAACAAGCGCCGCTCGGCCGAGGTCGTCGCCGACAACGTGTACTTCGGGGACTCCAAGAGGGACGGGGACGGAGGCGGGGGCTACCAAGGCGGCTACCCGCAGGACGCCTACGGCGGGTATGCGCCTCCACCGTCCGGGCGGTCTGGCCCACCGGCCGGGGGCTATCCGCCCTCCAACTACGGCGGCGGAGACTTCGCGGAGCTGGGCGATGACGATGACGGGGAGCTCCCGTTCTGACCTGTGCGGGCCGTCCCTTCGGGCGGCGGCCCGCCACCAAAAGGAGGTGACGCAAGTGTGGCAAAGGGACGCCTTATCAGCACAAATTTCTGGATGGACGGCAAGGTGGAAGATGATTTCACGCCGGAGGACAAGTACGCATACCTCTGGTGCCTGACCAATCCTCACACCAACCTCTGCGGCTGTTACGAGGTCAGCATCAAGCAGATTGCCCATGAGCTGGGGTACAACACCGACACCGTGGAGCGGCTCTTGAAGCGGCTGGATGGGGCGCACAATGTCATCCGATACAGCGCCCCCACGAAGGAGCTCCTGGTGCTCAACTGGTATCGCTACAACTGGAACGCCTCGGAAAAGCTGGATAAGCCCCTGCTGGCTGAGATTCGGACGGTGAAGTGTGACAGCTTCCGGGAGTATCTGGCCGACCGCTACAACGAGCGGGACAGCGTGAGCGTTCCCTATGAACACTGGACCGACCAGCCGCCGGCGGGCAGCGAGCTGCCTCCCCCACCCAGGAAAGGCAGCGACGGCGCCGAGGCTACCCCGGAAAGGCAGGTGCGCCACAAGCGCGGCCAGTACGGATGGGTGCGCCTTACCGACGAGGAGATGGACCGCCTCACCCGCGACCTGGGGCCGGACGAGCTGGCCCGCTGCATTACCTATGTCGACGAGGCCGCCCAGAGCACCGGCAATAAGAACAAGTGGAAGGACTGGAATCTCGTCATTCGGAAATGCAGCAAGGGGCGCTGGGGACTTGAACGGACGTCGGCCCCAGTGGGCGGCACGAGGAAAAGCGCATCCCAGGGTGCTGCGGAGGATCTGCGGGAGCTCCACGAGCTGTTCGGTGAGGGGTGATGTTGTGACCAAGAAGGAAATGACGGAGATTTTCAGTGTCATGCTCCTTGCGTGGCCCAACGCTGAAATGTTCAAGGGTGGCGTCGCCAAACTGGGGCCGACCATCGAGCTCTGGACAGACTGCCTCTCCGACGTGGACTTCTGGCTGGGCCAGCAGGCTGTTATCCGGCTGTGCCGCGAGTGCAAATTTCCTCCCTCTATTGCGGAGTTTAAGGAAAAAGCAGACAACGTCCAGCAGGAAATCAGGTCACGCATTGACCTGGAGTGGAACGAGATCAAGTTCTCCCGCTTGCTGGATAAGTCGCCGCAGGAATGGTATCAGAGGCTACCCACCAATAGCGACGTTAAGGCCGTGATTGACGCCCTGGGCGGTATGGAGAAGTTCGCCACCAAGGGAGAAGGAAGCTGGAACTACTACGAGTTCCGGGATATGTACGAAAAGCTGATGCGAAAAGAAGTGCCCGGGGCGGTGGCGCGGCTGACCTCCGGGAAAAAGAAGGAGTTGAGTCCATGAGAACGAGAAAAAGCTACCGCCGCCGGGCTTGGGCGCAGCGCATCGCACTGGTGCTGCTCCTGGCGGTCGTTGCAACGCTGATAATCGCCCGTATAGAGGCGGAGCCGGTGGCGGGCGAGGTATCTACCACCCCGGAGGCAACGCCCCAGGAAACGGCTGTATTGCGGCCGGAGCCTACCTATATCGTAGAGGCAATTCCGACCCCGGAGCCGACACCGACGGTGATGGCCCGATATGCGGATGTCTCCATGACCGAGGCGGAGCGCGCCGAGCTGGCGGCGATCATCTACCTGGAGGCTCGCGGAGAGCCGGCCGAGGGGCAACAGGCAGTGGCCGAGGTCATCCTGAACAGGGTGATTTCCCCGGACTTTCCGGACAGCGTAAACGAGGTGCTGCACCAGGGAGAGGGAAAGGCGGTGCCGCAGTTCTCCACCATCGGCCTCTTGCCGAAAGCGGAGCCAACCCAAGCCCAGTATGACGCTATCGACGCAGCCCTGTACGGCCCCTCCATCCTGCCGGCCGATGTGGTGTTCTTCTCCCAGAGCGGAGAAAACGACCGCGTGTGGGGCAAGATCGGCGGCCATGTGTTCTGTTACGCCTATGCCTGGGAGTGACTTTATGAGAAGAAGCAAGTTTAGAACTGCCTGCGGCGTGGTGGCCGGCATCGGTTTCTTTATCATGCTGGTAGCGGCCGGGGGCAGCGATACCGGCACCCTCGACCGTCCGGAATCGTTTTGCTTGGCGGCCTTGGGGCTCGGGCTATTTGCCGCCGGATGCTATTTGGGAGGGTATATCGAATGAGCAAGGATAAGGACCCACGCCGGCAGCTGATGGGGAAAATCAGCAAGGCCAAGGGCAAGCACTTCGAGGAGCGCCTGGACACCTCCTTCGCCTACTACCGCGACTGCGGGTACGCCATCATCGAAAAGACCCCGGAGCCCATGCGCCCGACCAAAAATCTGGGCAACGGCAAGTTCATCGCTTTCTTTGAGAAGAAGGCCCAGCCCGACTACAAGGGAACCATCAAGGGCGGCCGCACCGTCATGTTCGAGGCGAAATTCACGGCGAAGGACCGGATGGAGCAGGATCGCGTGGAACGGACCCAGAGCGAATATCTTGACCGGCACGAACGCTTGGGGGCAAGATGCTATGTTTTGGCTGGCTTCGGCTCCGGTGAGGTCTACCGCATCCCCTGGCCCACATGGAGGGCCATGAAAGAGCTTTTCGGCCGCAAGTATGTCACCGAGGCCGACTTGGAGCGATACCGAGTGCATACGGCGTGGAACGCCACGCTGCAGCTGCTCGACTGAACGAAAGGAGATTACCATGAGCGAGATTTCCATGTATGAAGCCCAAAAGAAGAAGCTGCAGGGCCTTTGCGACGAGCACGACCTTGTTTACCGCTTCATCAAAGACCGCTACCCAATCACCCTCACCATCAAGCCTGTGCAGGGCGTTGAAGCCCAGATGTCTATGCTGGAGGACGTGGAGGAGGTCGGCTATCGGAGCCCGGATGCCTCCATGACCTGGATCTTCGAGGACGGGGTGCTGGAGACGAAGGTCACCGGCGGCACCTTCACCATCAGCAAGACCCTCCGGGGGAAAATCGAGAACGTCCTGGTGAAGATGATTGCCTACTGGCAGCAGTACTTCTTCCGGGATGTGATGGAGAAGAACGCCCTGCGCCCCGGCGTAATGCCCGTCATCGACGAGGACGAGGCCGACGACAGCGAGGCCCCGCCCGCGCCGGAGGGCGCCGAGCCCCTGGAGGAATACGAGGACGACGGCGAGATCCCCGGAGACGAGGAGCTCGACGAGGATGCCCCGGACATCCAGGAGGCTACCCGTATCGTCCGGGGTGAGAACAAGGCTTCCACGGCCCTCTTGCAACGACGCATGAATATCGGCTATGCCAAGGCTGCCCGCCTCCTGGATGCCTTGGAGCGTCTGGGCGTGGTCGGCCCCTACAACGGCTCCGACCCGCGAGAGGTGCTCCCCAGTGACCTCCCCGATGACGATGACGGCGAGGAGGGCGAGAGCGATGATGAGGCGTGAGGACTACAAGGCCGTAAAACACATGGATAAGACCCAGATGGAGAAATATCTCCAGACAGTCTACCAGCGCGGCTTCGATGCGGGCGTCAAGTCTGTCATCGCCAAGACCAAGGCTGCCATCCAGGCGAAGGCCGCCGACGGCGCGCCGGAAGCGGAGGGATAAGTCATGGGAAAGGCCATCCGTCTCCGTGGTGAGTGCCAAAAGAATATCGTCAAGTTGCTGGACGGCTTGTGCGGCCACTACTCCAGGTGGGAAGTGTGGCAGGACTTCATCATCATGTCCGCCATCAGCATCGCGAACGTCCTGAGCGGCCCTCACCGGGAGGCCCGTGAGCGCGAGTACATGGAGCACGCTTCCCGGTACTCCCGGAAGGAGCTGGAGGTATTCGCACAGATGCTGGCGGAGGTGGCTATGGAAATGGAGCGAGAGCCCGATCAAGACCTCCTCGGGGAGCTGTTTATGGCCCTCGACCTCAGCAACAAGTGGAAGGGGCAGTTCTTCACCCCGTACTCCGTGTGCCGGGCGATGTCCGGCATGACCTACGGCGACGATCTCAAGGCGCGTATCGAACAAAGGGGATGGGTGGCCGTTAACGACCCGGCCTGCGGAGCAGGGGCCCTGCTGATTGCCTTTGCCAACGAGTGCCGCCGTCCTGGCCACGACATCAACTTCCAGACGTCGGTGCTGTTCGTGGCCCAGGACATCGACTTCCTGGCCGGGATGATGTGCTATATCCAGCTGAGCCTCATTGGCTGCCCTGGGTATGTGGTCATAGACGACAGCATCTCCAGCCCCATAACAGGGATTGACCCTCATGGGCTCATTCCTCGCGACGGTCCAAACGTCTGGTACACGCCTATGTACTTCCGGGACGTTTGGCACTGGCGCCGGCTGTGGGTGCAGATGGATCGCGTACTGTTCACGGCGGCTCCGAAAGGCCAGGCGGAAACGCCGGCCCCGGAGCCGCTTGGCACAGTAGGGCCAGAACTGAATGAAGGCAAAGGCGGTCAACTCACTCTGTTTTGAAGGGAGTGGAGGGAAATCAATAAACGGTTGACCCAGGAGCAGGTTGCATATATCCGTGAACATTATTTGGAGTTCAGCGACACAGAGCTTGCAAAGAAATTCAAAGTTCACGAAACCCAAGTAGCCAATGCCCGACACCGGATGAAACTTTGCAGAGAACGCGGACAAAGGGCGAAGGGACCAAATTGGAATGCTGCCGAAGAAGAATATCTTTCCGAAAACTGGGGACGGGTTACGATCTCCACAATAGCTAAGCGGCTAAACCGAACGGAAACGGCTGTCACCATCCGAGCCCGCAAATTAGGCCTTGGCGCGTTTCTGGACAGCGGCGACTATGTGACACTCAATCAGCTTGTCATCGCAGTCACAGGGTCGAAGAAATCGTACTCATACAAAATTAAGAGCTGGGTTGAGAAGCGAGGGCTTCCAGTTCACATGAAAAAGGCCCTGGCCCATACATGGCGCGTGGTCTATCTGGATGAATTCTGGGTGTGGGCCGAGAAAAACCGCGCCTTTCTGGACTTCTCCAAGATGGAGCCGCTGGCCTTGGGGGCGGAGCCGGAATGGGTGGCCGAGCAGCGTCGGAAAGATTTTCAGGCCTTCGCTGTTCAGCGCAAGGACCCGTGGACGCCAGAAGAGGACAGTCGGCTGAAGGCTCTTTTGGAGCAGCAGCGTTATGGGTACGCCGAGCTGTCAGAAGTGCTCCATAGGTCGGCTGGGGCTATCCAGCGCAGGTGTACCGACCTCGGCCTGAAGAACAGGCCAGTAAAGGCCGATAACCACGGGAGCGCAGCAGTCTGGACACAAGAGGATTTCGATAAGCTGGCCGATGGCATCCGTCGGGGCGACAGCTACACACTGATAGGAAAGGCGCTGGGCAAATCCGAAAAGGCTATCCGAGGAAAGGTCTATTTTGTGTACCTGACCGAAAGCCAAGATAAGGTGCGGGCCATGATGGGGGACCATCAGTGGGGATATGGGGTGCCGGAGCCAACCGTGAAGCAGGCTCTCTGCCTCTCGCGCACACGGACAGGGGTGCGGAAAAACCTGTCCGCGCTCGACTCATTGCTACGGTACCGGATGAACGAGCTCGGCTACGATCCGTACTGGCAGCGGTTTATGTGCATGAACTGGGATGACTTCGACGGATGCGCCGCCGGGTGCAAGGACTGTGATTCCTGCACAGAGTTCCGCCGCATACCCCCGCAATACTGCGCGCGATGTGGGGCTACCTTCTATGAGCGCAAGGAAAATCGCTTCTGCTCGGCCTGCCGCACGGCCCGGAAGAAGCAGGCCCAGCGCCGGTGGTGCCGCGTGAACAGATATATCCGAAAGGAGATGTGAGATGTTCTTCCTGGAAAGAAAAGAGCCGGTCGCCATACCGAATGTCCTCGGTAACACCAGCCAGCCGGTCCACACATACCGATGGAAAGCGATATACACCTGCCCGGAGCGGTGGCCCCTGGAGGCGCTACTCCGGCACATGGACCCTAAGACACACCGCATCACATCAAATTCCCCGGCCGAGGGATAAGCCGGCCACGAAAGGAGCTTGTATGAAAAAATCAATCAACGACCGCTGCCCGCTGCAGGTCGAATGTGAGCGGAAGAAGTGCGACTTCATCTGCAAGGAACTGGAATGCCCCTACTATTCGGCAAACGCCCGCGAGGGCTACTACATCTACGACCAAGAGGCGATCCGCGACAGGAAGGATCGGGAGGCTATGGACGAAGCTCTCTCTGCATCCCTGGGCGATGACGACGCCCCTGACGGCCTGGTCTACATCCCCATCGAACAGCTCTACTCCCATCCCGACAACCCCCGGAAAGACTTGGGCGACCTGACCGAACTGGCCGACAGCATCAAGGCCAACGGTGTCCTCCAGAATTTGACCGTTGTTCCAAGGATGGTGAAGGGGGAAATTACGGGCGACACTTGGCAGAAAGGCTACACGGTCGTCATCGGCCACAGGCGCCTTGCAGCCGCGAAGCTGGCCGGTCTGAAGGAGCTTCCCTGCGTCATTACTGACATGGATCTCCGGACGCAGGTGCAGACCATGCTCATGGAGAACATTCAGCGGTCCGACCTCACCCTTTACGAGCAGGCCCAGGGCTTCCAGATGATGCTCGACCTGGGGGACAGTATTGACGAGATTGCCCGGAAGTCTGGCTTCTCCCAGACGACCGTCAGGCGCAGAGTGAAGCTGCTGGAGCTCGACCAGGAGAAATTCAAGGCTTCCGTGAGCCGTGGTGCCAACCTCATGGATTACATGGATCTGGACAAGATCGAAGACCCGGAGCTGAAGAATGAAGTCCTGGAGGCCGTCGGCACCAACAACTTCCGACAGAAGCTGGCCAGCGCCATCGAGACAGAGAAAAGCCGCAAGCTCATCGCGGAGCGGGTGCAGGCCCTTTCCGCCTTTGCGACCCAGGTCGAGAAGGCGGACCAATCCACCATGCGGTATGTGCGGAATTACGGCACCTGGAACAAGAAAGACGAGGTGACGCGCCCCGATGACGCGGACACCGTGGCTTACTTCTTCTGCGTGGGAATGCACCAGGTAGACCTTTATCGCCAGATCGTTGAGGAGCCGGAGGACGCAGAGGCGGCGGCCCGGGCGGAGCGAATCAAGGCCGAGCTGGAGCGCCGGCACGCAGAGCTTGAAACCATCTCCAGGGCAGCATACCAGGCGCGATACGCATTCATCAAGGATTTCTCGTCTGCAAAAAAGAACGTGACTACTGTTTGTCGCTTCGTTGCGGGAATGCTCCTTCGGGGCCACGATGATCCAGACGACGCTATGATGTCCGAGCTTTTAGGCATTGGTGTTGATACCGAGAACGATGAAATCGACACCGTGGCCTTTGATGAACGATCGAAGGAAAGCCCGGAATATACCCTCCTGGTCACCGCTTACGCGTCCTTTGACGCCGAGGGAGTAAATTACTTCTGGTGGCGCTGGGACCCTGAGAAGCACTGTATGGCCTGCGTACATCAGGAAAACGAAAGTCTGGATTTCCTGTATAAAATCTTCACAGAACTGGGATATGAGATGTCCGATGAGGAAAAAGCCCTCCAGGACGGCACCCATGAGCTGTTCCAGGAGGTGAACGGATGAAAGCCCTTACCATTTGGCAGCCCTGGGCCTCGCTGCTGGTGTCTGGTCAGAAGAAATATGAAACCAGAAGCTGGGCCACCGCCTACCGAGGCCCCATAGCTATTCACGCCGCCATGCGGCCGGTGCGTCGGACCATCGACGCGCTGGCCGCCGACAAGGAAGGGAGCGGGTGGAATGTGCTGGAGCGGCTGGACGGCCTCTTCATCCGGCCCGGGGCGCTTGACCAGTTACCTACCGGGGCCATCGTCGGAAAGGCGATTCTGACCCGTTGCAATCTGATTACAGAAGACTTCCGGGCGAAGCTGTCGCCCCAGGAGCTGGACCTGGGTGACTTTTCGATTGGCCGGTATGCGTGGGAGTTTCATGTGATGATCCCAGTGGACCCGCCGGTGAAAGCCTCCGGGAAGCAGGGGCTCTGGACTTGGGAGGGAAGCCTGGAATGAAGAAAAAGCGAGCGAGATCCCAGCCGGTACCGGGGCGCCCCGCCCCGGCGCCGGCGACCGGCGGCCGCGTCCAGGTGGGCGATGTAGTCTACCGCAAGCCTGTTTCCTTTTCGGACAGCGACGCCAAGAACGCCCAGACGATGCGCGTGGCGGTGGTCTGGGTACACCCGGCCGGTCGCTTCCATGTGGTCGAGTTCGAGAAGGGCGTCAGAGAGAGTTTTGAGGGGGTGCAAAGATGACAAGAAAGCGTTTTGTTAAAAGGCTTATGGGAGATGGAGTTTCAAGAAATGAAGCCGTCCGGCTCACAAAGATGCGGGCGCAAGGTTGTTCGCATGAGGAGTTTTACGATTTTGCGCGCTTCATAGCAGCAATGCAAGGTGTCGGTATATCCGCCAGACGGACCAGACGGGCCTTTAGGCGCGCCTCCAGGGCGATGTACGATGCAGGGAGCTCAATGGGCCACTTGGGGCGAGTGGCTACTTACGTATTTTTGGACGAGAGCTCGCCTTTTCCGGAGTTTCCGGGCAAGAGGGTTCCCCCGTGCTGATTATCACTGTCCAGGTCAATGCCCGGGCGAGCCAGGCCATCGGCATCAAAGAGGACTTAGCCATGTTCCTGGAACGGTATGGGGATGCACGGGTGATATCCGTTGAAGAGGCCCCGCAAAAGCAGATGGAGCAGATGACAATAGGAGGCGGTGCGTACCATGAGCAGCAGAAGAAGCGTGTGTCGCGGGTGCGGCGCTGAAATCGTGTGGGTAAAGACCACGGCCGGGAAAAGTATGCCGTGTAATCCCGGGGCGGTGCCATTCTGGGCCCGCCCGGGGGCTCCGGGCAAGGTTGTCACCCTGCTGGGGAAAGTCGTGAGCTGCGACTTTATCGGCGAGCGTGACCGGGTGAGCGGCTTCGGGTATGTGTCCCATTTCAGCACCTGCCCGAAGGCAAAGGAATTCAAGCGGAAGTAACGATGGTGTGGGGGTGAGCCAAAAATGACGCTACAAGAGTTGTCCCAGTATTACAAGTTGCGCGAGCGGCTGAACAGGGACGAAGAAATCCTGGAGTCTCTCCGAGCCGCGGCTTGCCCCGGAGCGCAGAACTTGAGCGGAATGCCCCATGCGCCGGGCGTCCGGGATAAGGTGGGCGACCTGGCTGTGGAGATCGCCGACATGACGGAGCGCATTCGGTATCTCAAAGAGGAGATCGACCGGGCGGAGGCGGCCGTCACGGAATTTGTAGAGAGCATCGAGAACGACCAGACGCGGATGATTTTCCGACTCCGCTTTCTTCGGTGCCTGACCTGGGGCGAGGTCGCCGCTGTCATCGGCGGGCGCAACACGGAGGACGGCGTGAAGTCGGCCTGCTACCGCTACCTGTCCTCCTGAAAAGTTGCAACGGCGTGACGCGGTGCGACGCTTGCAAACGCCCTTTATGTGCGATATGCTTAAACTCGTAAAATCCTATGAAGCCAGGCGGCCCTTCTTCGGAGGGGCCGCCATTCTTTTGGGAAAGGAGGTTGAGGCCGCCGCGTTACTCCTTGCGCGTCGGTCGTGCGCCGGGCTTCATGTTCGCCAACGTGGGCAGCGGCGACGCCAAAAAAGGAGAAAAGTAAAATGTTCGGAATCATTGTCCTGGCCGCCTATGCGCTGCTGATGATCGGCGTCACGCTTATTTTCACCCGCAGGGCGACCAGCGCAGAAAGTTTCCACGTGGCAGACCGGCGCATCGGAGCCACGGTAGCGGCCATGAGTATCGCCGCCACCTGGATCTGGGCGCCGTCCCTGTTCACATCATCGGAAATGGCCTACACGAGAGGCGTGCCGGGAATGTTTTGGTTTCTGGTGCCGAATGTGCTGTGCCTCATCATCTTCATCCCATTTGCCAAGAAGATCCGCCGCCAGTACCCGGAGGGTATCACCCTCACCGGCTACATGGCCGAGCGGTACCGCTCCCCGAAGGTCAAGGGCGTCTACTCCTTCCAGCTGGGCGCGCTGGCCGTCCTTTCGACGGCTGTGCAGCTGCTCGCCGGCGGGAAGACGCTGGCCCTCCTCACGGGCCTGCCCTTCTGGAGCATGACGCTGGCCCTAGCCGCCATCGCCTATTCTTACGCCCGCTTTTCCGGCATCAAAGCGTCGGTGGCCACGGATGTCGTCCAGCTGGGCATCATCCTCTTGAGCGGTGCGCTCCTGGTGACCTTGGGCCTCCGGCTGACCGGCGGCCTGGAGACAGTGCAGGCCGGACTTGGCTCCATCAGCGGGGAGTACACCTCCCTGATCTCCGTCTCAGGTGTCGAGGTGCTGTTGAGCTTCGGGCTCCCGACGGCGGTCGGCCTTATCTCTGGGCCGTTCGGCGACCAGTGCTTTTGGCAGCGGACATTCTCTATTCGGGAAGACCGCATCGGCCGCTCGTTCTTCGCTGCGGCTCTGCTGTTCGCCCTTGTCCCCATCGCCATGGGCACGGTAGGCTTCCTGGCCGCCGGCTCTGGCTTCCAGGCGGTAGACCCCGGCATGGTGAACTTCGAGTTTGTCATGTCGCTGCTCCCGGCCTGGGTGCTGGTGCCCTTCCTGTTCATGGTCATCTCCGGCCTGCTCTCCACGGTGGATAGCAATCTGTGCGCCGCGGCGTCCCTCACGACGGACTGGATGACCGGCGAGGGGGCCGACAATATCCGCGCCTCCCGGCGCGTCATGCTGGCCCTGCTGCTGGTGAGCATCCTGATTGCCAACATCCCGGGGCTGACCGTGACGCACCTGTTCCTGTTCTACGGCACCCTGCGGGCCTCCACGCTACTCCCCACGGTGATGACGCTGCTGGGGAAGAAGCTCTCCGCCGGCGGCGTGTTCGCCGGCGTCATCACCGCTCTGTGCGTCGGACTCCCCATCTTTGCCTACGGCAACATCGCGGGCATTCCGGCCCTCAAAACGGCTGGCAGCCTGACGACTGTGCTGTCGAGCGGCGTCGTAGCCGTCATCGCCTCCAGAAAGGCGGTGAGTACATGAGCCTGGGTAGGAAACAACGCATCACCAACGATGCCTGGCTGGAGGCTGTTGCAACCGTCGAGAGCACGGTTTCCGAGGCGGCCCTGGGCGAACTTGTGGCCGCGACCATCAAGGACATCAAGGCCAAGACAGCGGGCAAAAAGGCGGCCTATGCCTGGAGCGGTGGTAAGGACAGCATTGTCCTTGGCAAGCTCTGCGAGGCCGCCGGCGTGACCGACTGCATGATCGGCGTGTGCGACCTGGAGTACCCGGCCTTTGCCGCCTGGATCGAGGCCAACAAGCCGGCTGGTTGCGAGGTCATCAACACGCACCAGGGGCTCGACTGGTTGGCCCGTCACCCCGAAATGCTGTTCCCGCAGAACTCGGCCACTGCTGGGCGGTGGTTTTCCATTGTGCAGCACCGAGCCCAGCGCATCTACGCCAAGGCCCACAGCCTCGACCTCATCATCCTGGGCCGCCGCCGTGCGGACGGGAACTATGTGGGCCGTGGCACCAACATCTACACCGACGGCAGGGGCGTCACCCGCTTCAGCCCGCTCGCGGCCTGGAGCCATGAGCATGTCCTGGCCTATATCCATTACCACCGGCTTCCCCTCCCGCCCATCTACGGGTGGAAGAACGGCTACCTCTGCGGTACGCACCCCTGGCCCGCCAGGCAGTGGACGGGCAGCACCGAAAACGGCTGGCGCGAGGTCTACGACATCGACCCCTCCATCGTCATTGAGGCAGCGGAGAAGATCGAGAGCGCCCGGGTCTTCCTGGAGGGGGTGTGGGCATGAACGTGACGAGAAAGCTCCTGTCCGAGCTCCGACGCCCGGAGCGGAACGTCCGGATGCACACCGACAAGCAGCTGAAGGAGTTCCGGCGCTCCATTGAGATGTTCGGCCAGATCCGCCCCATCGTGGTGGACGAGGGCGGCGTCATCCTGGCCGGCAACGGTCTGTATGAAACGCTCCTCTCCATGGGCCGCACCGAGGCGGACTGCTACGTCGTGACCGGCCTGACCGAAGCCCAGAAGAAAAAGCTGATGCTGGCCGACAACCGAGTGTTCGACCTGGGCGTGGATGACCTGTCCGCGCTGGATGCTTTTGTCCTGGAGCTGAAGGATGACCTGGACATCCCTGGCTATGAGGAAGACCTGCTTCGGGCGATGGTCATGGAGGCAGACGAGGCCGCCGACACCCTCAGCGAGTACGGCGCCATCGACGAGGAGCGCATCGAGGAGATCCGCAACGCCCGGGAGCGCACCGAGGCCCGGGAGGAAGCCGCCGCGAGGAATGCCGAGGAATATGTCCCGCCGGCGGCTGGAACACAGCCCCAGGAGGAAGGATCGGCACGCCGGTTCATTCGCTGCCCGAAATGCGGTGAGCGGATATGGCTGTGAAGCGTGTTGCGTCCAACGTGGACATCGTGACCGCCGCCCGCCAGCGTATCAAAAACGTGTTTTCCAACGGCGTCCCGGTCTATATGTCGTTCTCGGGCGGAAAGGACAGCCTGTGCCTGGCCGACCTCACCTTGAAGCTGATCCAGGCCGGGGAGATCGATCCTGCCCTGCTGACCGTCCTCTTCATCGACGAGGAGGCCATCTTCGACTGCATCGAGGAGACGGCCAAGGCCTGGCGCAAGAAGTTCCTGCTGGCCGGCGCCAAGTTCCAGTGGTGGTGCATCGAGGTCAAGCATTTCAACTGCCTCAACGAGCTCTCCAGCGACGAGACATTCGTCTGCTGGGATCGCCGCAAGCGGGATGTCTGGGTGCGGCAGCCGCCGCCCTTTGCCATCCGTAACCACCCTCTGCTCAAGCCCAGGGTGGACAACTATCAATCCTTCCTGCCCCGCGTCACCCGGGACGGTATTATGATGACCGGCGTCCGGGCGGCCGAATCCGTCCAGCGCCTCCAGTACATGGCGGCTCTGGGCGTGGGCGGCAAGGGGATCACCAACACCAACACCATCTACCCGATCTACGACTGGAAGACCATCGACGTGTGGCTCTACCTTCGCAACGAGCGGGTGGAGATTCCCAAGGTCTATCTGCAGATGTACCAGGTCGGGGTCAATCGCAACCAGCTGCGGGTTTCGCAATTCTTCTCTGTCGATACCGTCCCCGTCCTGGTACATCTTGCGGAGTATGACCACGCTCTGATGGAGCGCGTGCTCCGCCGTGAGCCCAACGCCTACCTTGCCATGCTCTACTGGGACAGCGAAATGTTCCACCGCACGACGCGGAAGCGCCGGGAGCTGGAGGGCAAGGACACGAAGGACTACCGCGCGCTCCTGAAAGAGATGCTGTTCGAGCGCCCCGCCGATTTCTTCAACACCCCGCATAAGCGCGAGGTCGCCAAGCAGTACCGCAAGCTCTTTATCCGCATGGACGGCATGGCCCGCCCCCGGGACTATCGGAAGATGTACGAGGGGCTGGTAGCTGGCGACCCCAAGCTCCGCACCCTGCGGGCGATCTACCAGGATATTTCCTGCGCCTACGCAGCCTACGCCAAGTCCTTCCGGAAGGGAGGTGAAGCGAATGGCTGATGTGGACCTGTTCGCCCCTCTGTCCTCCCTGCGGTGGGTGGACCGCGACCAGCTCAAGCCCAACGACTACAACCCCAACAAGGTCAACCGGGAGAACTTGAAGCTGCTGGTGCAGTCCATTCTCACCAACGGCTGGACGCTGCCCATCGTGGTGCGCCCTGACTACACCATCATCGACGGCTTTCATCGCTGGACGGTGGCCGGAGAGGAGCCCCTGCACACGAAGCTGGGCGGCAAGGTGCCCGTGGTAATCGTGCGGCACGACGACCAGACCGAGGACATCTACGGCACCGTCACCCACAACCGCGCCCGTGGTACACACCTGCTGGAGCCTATGAAGGCCATCGTTAAGCGCCTGCTGGCCGACGGGAAAAGCGTGCAGGAAATCGGGAAGCAGCTGGGCATGAAGCCCGAGGAGGTATTCCGCCTGTCTGATTTCTCACGCGATGACTTCCTCTCGATGATGACAAAAGGCGTACATGGGTACAGCAAAGCAGAGCTGCTGACCAAGTACTGAGGCATACCCCATGCCCCCATACACCAGGCATAGCCCAGGACAGGGCCATACAAGGCGTGAGAGCTGCGTATGTGTTCTGCCCTGGGCGTTCTCATGCCGAGGCGTGAAGGGGTGTTGCAAGCCCTGGAAACGGGCATTGAAGGCGACGACGAGAAGCGCGGCAAGGTACTGTGACGGCCCCCACCCAAAGGGTGCGGGCTCGCCGACCCCAAAAAACGATTAGTTAGTGCGCGCGAAATAGGGGAACTTTAATTGAAATCTCAGTAAAAAATATCGACATCTCGTGACCTTCCGCCGGGCGTGGGACGCCCGCCTCCTATTTTTATAGCCTGGCCCGGGGCAGAAATGCCCCGGACGCCGGGCGGAGGGCCACAGGCCAGGAAAGGAGCGCAGCCCATGGCACCAAGAAAACAGGATATTGTCGTGGAGGACGGCGCCGTCTATGTGCTGCGTGCTGGCACTCCCGTCTACGTCAAGACCGCCGACATCTGCTCGGCTACCGGGAACAGTAACCAGTGGGTCGGCCAGTTGGTGGCCCAGGGAACGCTGCACAAGCGCAGCACCCCGCACGGGAACCTGTTCGAGCTCGGCGAGACGATGCGCGCCTACTGCGCCATGCTCAAGGCCCGCGCGGGGCCTGAAAAGTCTGAGCAGGAAATCAAGCGGGAGGAGGCCAAGAGCGCCGCCGAGGTCACGATGAAGGTGGCCCGCGCCCAGATCGCCAAGGCCGAGGCCGACGAGCTCCAGGGGAAAATGCACCGGAGCGAGGACGTGGCCGCGATGACCACCGACCTGATGTACGCCATTCGCGGGGCGATGATGGCCCTGCCCGGCCGCCTGGCCGTGGACGTGGCCGCAGCCCAGTCCCCGGCGGAGGCCGCCGAGATCATCCGCCGCGAGGTCAACAAGGCCATGCGGGAGCTCTCCAACTACCGCTATGACCCAAAGAAATACGAGGAGCGCGTCCGGGAGCGGAGGGCCTGGGAAGCTGACAGCGGGCGTGATGCCGATGACGGATAAGGAAACGCGCCGGCTCATTGGGGAGAAAGAGACCCGCGAGCGGGTAAAGCGGCTGAACGCCGTCATCGCGAAGGTCTTGGCCGGCATGAAGCCGCCGGATGACCTGACCGTAACGGAATGGGCGGAGAAAAACCGCCGCCTGTCCACCGAGGCCAGCGCCGAGCCTGGCCCCTGGCGCACCGACCGCACCCCTTACCTCCGGGAGCCGATGGACGCATTTACCGACCCCCGGGTGCGCCGCATCGTCATGGTGGCGGCGTCCCAGGTGGGAAAGTCGGAATTCCTCAACAACACCATCGGCTATATCATCGACGAGGATCCCGGCTCCATCCTGTTCGTCCACCCCACGACCATTGACGCCAAGGAGTACTCCAAGCTCCGTATCGCTCCGATGATCCGGGACTGCCCCACCCTCAAAAAGAAGGTGGCGGACCCCAAAAGCCGCGACAGCGGAAACACCATCCTGCAAAAGACATACCCCGGCGGCATCCTGACGATGTGCGGTTCCACCGAGGCCCACGCTCTGGCATCCAAGCCCATCCGCTACATCATGGGGGACGAGCGCGACCGCTGGGCGACCTCCGCCGGCAACGAGGGTGACCCCTGGGAACTGGCCCAGGCCCGACAGACCACGTTCTACAACGCCAAGGCTCTGGAGGTCAGCACCCCCACCGTTAAGAACGCCAGCGCAATCGAGGCGTCCTACGCCGAGGGCACGATGGAGCGGTGGAAAAGCAAATGCCCCCACTGCGGAGAGTACCACGAGATCAACTTCGAGGACATCCGCTATGAGCACGAGGAAAGCGTGGTGGCTGGCCGCAAGACCTTCAAGGTGCTGCGCGTCTGGTACGTCTGTCCTGGCTGCGGGTGTATCTCCAACGAGACGACCATGAAGCACCAGCCCGCGCGCTGGGAGGCGGACAACCCCGATGCATACGCCCAGGGCGTCCGCTCTTTCTGGCTAAATGCCTTTGTCAGCCAGTGGGCTTCCTGGAGCTCCATCGTGCTCAAGTATCTCAAAGCGATCGGCAACACCCGGAAGCTCCAGGTGGTCTACAACACCTGCTTCGGCCTGCTGTGGGAAGACCGCGGCGACCTGGAGGACGAGGACAGCCTCATGGCCCGCCGGGAGGACTACGGCACCCGGCCGGACGGCGCTCCCGTGGAGCTGCCGGAGGGGGTGCTAGTGCTCACCGCCGGCGTGGACACCCAGGACGACCGCATGGAGTATGAGGTCGTCGGGCACGGCCACTTCGGGGAAACCTGGGGCATTGAAAAGGGCATCGTCATGGGCAGGCCGGATGACCCGGATACCTGGGCCAAGCTGGACGAGATGGTGTTCAACCGAGTGTTCCGCTTCGAGGACGGCCTGGGACTCCGAAGCTCTATGACCTTCGTGGACGAGGGCGGCCACTTCACCCAGGACGTCCGCCTCCAATGCCGGGCGCGCATCTCCCGCAAGGTGTTCTGCATCAAGGGTATGCCCGGGGCGGATAAGCCCTACACCTCTCCGCCGAAGAAGATGAAGATCGTGGTCAATCAGGTCGCCATCGGCACCTGCTGGCAGTACCAGCTCGGCGTCGACTCCGGTAAGCAGATCATCATGGACAACCTCAAGGTGCAGAAGCCGGGCTCGAAGTACTGCCACTTCCCGAGGCGGGACGACTACGGCCCCGGCTACTTTACCGGCCTGCTCTCCGAGCACCTGGTATATGACCCGGCCAAGAAGCAGCCCTGGGTGTGGGAGAAGATACCCGGCCACGAGCGCAACGAAGCCCTGGATTGCCGCAACTACGCCCTGGCCGCATTCAAGGCCCTGCCTGCCAACCTGGACGAGATAGACAGGCGGCTAAAGGCGGCCCGGGGGAAAGCCCCCTCTACGGGCGTTGCAACGGCTCCGCCGCCCCCCAAAAAGCAGACCAAGCGCGGTTCCGCGCTGAAAAAATATTACGACGAATGGTAGGTGATGCCCGATGGCAGATATGACCGACGTGAAAATCCGGCTGAACTTCTGGCGCTCCGCCTATGAGAAGCTGACTGCGGCTTACACCGCCCTGGTAGACGGCCGCGTCAAGAGCTATACCATCGACGACCGGCAGCTCACCCGCTTCGACCTTAGCACCCTCAAGGACGAGATCGAGGAGGCCGAGCAGAAGATCGACGAGTTGACCGCCCTGCTGAACGGCAGGCGGCCCCGCAAGGCCTTCGGCGTCATCCCCCGCGACTGGTGACCTTTTTCGTGAGGTCACGAAAATGATATGGGTACAAGCCCGAGAGGGCTTTACCACGGGCAGCCCGGCGGAGTTTGTCAGCTCCTTTCGCCGCCGGGCAGCCCGTTTTTTATGCAACATAGGAGGTGGGCGACATATACCGCGATAAGAAAACCGGGCTGTTCATGCCCGACACAGCGCGCCCCCAGGCCAAGGGATACAGCGAGGCCGGCGCCAGCATGACCCGGCGGGCGCTCAAAGGCTTTACCCCGCGCAGCGGCTCCCCTAGGGAGGACATCGACTGGAACAACTTCACCCTCCGCCAGAGGGGGCGGATGCTGTATATGTCCTCCCCGGTGGCGACGTCAGCCATCAACACCAATCGGACGAAGGTAGTCGGCGTCGGCCTGACCCTCAAGAGCTCCGTGGATCGGGAGGTGCTGGGCATCTCCCCGGAAGCAGCCAAGGAGTGGCAACGGCGCACCGAGGCGGAGTTTTCCCTATGGGCCAGGAACAAGGCCAACTGCGACGCTACCGGCATGAACAATTTTTACGGGATGCAGCAGCTGGCGCTGGTGGCGTGGCTCCAGAGCGGAGACGTTTTCCCCGTGTTCAAGCGGAGAAACCCCACGCCGGTAAATCCCTACTCCCTGCGCATCCATCTTGTGGAGGCCGACCGGGTGCGCACCCCCGCCGAGTACGGGGGCGGAACGGCTGTGGCACACATCACGGACGGGAAGAACCCGGAGAACGGAAACCGCATCTTTGACGGGGTGGAGGTGGACAACGACAGCATGGTCGTCGCCTACTACGTCCACAACACCTATCCCTGGCAGACCACGACAGAGCCGACCAAGTGGACGAGGGTGGAGGCCTACGGCCCCAGGACGGGCTTGCCGAACATCCTCCACATCATGGGGAGCGAGCGGCCGGACCAATACCGTGGCGTGACCTATCTGGCTCCAGTGATCGAGCAGCTGCTGCAGCTACGCCGGTACACGGAGAGCACGCTTATGGCCGCCCTCGTCCAGTCTTTCTTTACGGCGTGGATCATCACCAAGACCAGCCAGACCGAGATCCCCGTCAACGAGGTCGGCACCGGCGACATCGCCGGTGTCCCCGCGGCAAATCCCATCGAGAACAACCTATCCGGAAGCGACAGCGAGTATGAGATGGGCCCCGGCACGGTTTCTCACTTGGCGGAGAATGAGGACATCAAATTCGGAAACCCCAGCATCCCCACCACCGGCTTTGATACCTTCGTCAAGACCTTCTGCCAGCAGACCGGCGCGGCTTTGGGAGAGCCCTACGAGGTGCTGATGAAGACCTTTAACTCCAGCTACTCGGCCTCCCGCGCCGCTCTCCTGGAGGCTTGGGAAGAGTTCAAGATGCGCCGGAGCTGGTTTGTGGCCGACTTCTGCCAGCCGGCCTATGAAGTGTGGCTTTCGGAGGCGGTGGCCCGCGGCCGCATCAAGGCCCCGGGCTTCTTTGAAGACCCCCTGGTGCGGGCCGCGTGGTGCGGCGCGCGCTGGATCGGCCCCGTGCAGGGACAGCTCGACCCGTTGAAAGAGGCCAACGCCGCCGTTGTCCTGGTCGACCACGGCTTCAAGACCCACGAGCAGGTCACGCGCGAGCTGGGCGGAGGCGACTGGGAGGCCAACGTGGAGCAGCTAAAAGCAGAAAACGCGAAGCTCGCGGAAGCGGGCGGCGCACGGATTACCAACCTGCCGAGCTCCGGTGCCGATGACGGCGAAGGCGGCAATGGCGAGGGCGAAGGGAAGGGAGAAAACGCATGAGCAAAACAGTACCGGCCGCGCGGCCTGCCGTGAACATCAAGCGGGCCGTCTACGCGATGGCCACTACCGACGGCCAGAGCGCAGAGATCACCATGTACGGTGACATCTACGAGCAGCACCCCACCGACTGGGACGGAAATCCTGTCGAAGGTGAGTTCGTGCTTCTGCCTGAGTTCATGGAGGACCTGGAGCAGATCGCCTCCTGCAAGGACATCACCATCCGCATGAACAGCTACGGCGGCGACGCCGGCGCGGCCATCACCCTCCACAAAACGTGCCGGGCGTGTCTACCCCCATCCACAACCGGCTCCGGGAGCTGGCGCGGGGCGGAGCGAAGCTCACCTGCGTCGTGGACGGCGTGGCGATGTCCGGCGGCTCGCTTATCATGTGCGCCTGCGACACGGTGAAGGTCAACCCCTCCAGCCTGGTGATGATCCACAAGTGCTGGACGTTCCTGTTCGGTGGCTACAATGCCGACGAGATGCGGGCCCTGGCAGACAGGAATACGGCCTGGGATAAGGCCCAGGCGACCATCTACAAGCGCAAGACCGGCCTGTCTGACACCGTTTTGACCCACATGATGGCGGACACGACCTATATGACGGGCGGCGAGGCGGTAGAAAAGGGCTTTGCCGACGAGCTCCTGGAGGACGCAGCTCCTCTGGATATTGCCGCCAGCGCGGACGGCCGGAGCCTGTTCGTCCGCGGCCGCACCATCCACCTCACTCCGGGGATGTTCGCCCCGGATAGCATTCCCACGGTCGATCCCGAGGCCTCGGCCCCGGCTAAGACACATACAAATCCGCCGGCCAAGACCGGCAGAAAAGGAGGAAGTACACCTATGGCAAGTACTGTTGAGGAGCTCCGGGCGGAGTACCCGGAGCTGACCGCGCAGCTGGAGGCCGAGGCGAGAGCTGCTGCTAACCCTGCCCCCAGCGCAGCGGCCGAAGGTGACGGCGGGGCTGACCCGGCCCAGGCCGAGCGCCAGAGAATCCAGGAGATTGACGCCCTGGCATCTCTCTATGACGCCGAGAGCATCCGGGAGGCCAAGTATGGCGAGCATCCCTGCACGGCCCAGGAGCTGGCCTACCGTATGGCTCAGAAAGCCGCTCAGACCGGCAAGAGCTACATGGCGGCCCTGGAGGCTGACACCGGCGCGTCCGGCGCGCAGCAGGTCGGAGCCGCCAACAATGAGGGCGCGCCCGCCGGTGAGCTCACCCCGGAGCAGCGCATGGCGAAGGGCCGCGCCGATGCGAAGGCCCTGAACAAGAAGGAGGATAAGTAACATGGCGAAGCATCTCAACGACAAGGTCGGCTCTATGGAGTACGACAAGCTGATCGCCGGTATCACACCGCCTGTGAAGGTGGCCTCCGGCATCATCACCAAGCTGTCCGTCGCCGCCACCTATCCGCGGGGCACCGTCCTGTGCCGCAGCTCCGGCACCGGCGGCGATGGCAAACTGAAGATCCTCGGCACCACCGCCGCCGAGAGCGAGACTTTGACCCCCGACTGCATTCTCTGCGATGACGAGGACATCGGCACCGACGCCGATGCCAATGTCGCCGTCTATGTGATGGGCTGCTTCAATGAAGACGCCATGACCGTGGATGATGAGTACACCATCACCCAGGCCGACAAGGACACCCTGCGCGAGCGCGGAATCTATCTTGCCCAGGTCCTGGACTAAAAGGAGGACAAGAATATGCCTTTCGACATTTTTGACACCTACTACATGGCGGGCATGGTCCAGGAGATTGTCCCTGTCCAGAGCTTCTTCCGTGACCGCTATTTCCCCACCAACGCGGCGACCGACATCTTCAACGCCAACAAGGTGCTGGTGGAGTACCGCGACCGTGACCGGGCTATGGCTCCCTTCGTTGTGCGCCGTGCCGGCGACATCCCCGTGGCCCGCGGCGGCTACGAGATCCACGAGTTCGAGCCGCCTTTCACTGCTCCCTCCCGTCTGCTGACCATGGATGACCTGCAGAAGCGCGGCTTCGGGGAGGCTCTGTATGCCGGCAGCACCCCCGCCGAGCGCGCCCGGGCGCTCCAGATGCAGGACCTCACCGACCTGGACCGCCGCATTCAGCGCCGTGAGGAGTGGATGGCCGTCCAGACCATGATCAACAACGGCTGCACCATCGTCGCCTACATCGACAACGACACCGTGGGCGAAACCTACGACATCTTCTACTTCGACACCACCGGCTCCAACCCCGCCAAGTACACCGTGGCGAACAAGTGGGACGCTGGAGACGGCGACTGGAAGGGTGACGTCGCCGCGATGGTGAACGACCTGCTGGATCGCGGCCTCCCCGCCACCGACCTGATCGTGGGCACCGACGTGGCCGCTTTCATCCAGAGCGACGAGGCCACGCTGAAGCTGCTGGACAACCGGCGCGCCGAGTATGGCCGCCTGGCGCCCCAGGTGCGCTACCCCGGCGTGGTATGGATCGGCAACCTGAACTTCGACGGCACCGACCTGGACATCTTCTCCGTGCGCGAGACTGTGCTGGACAAGGACGGCACCATCCGCCTGTTCCCCGCGACCTCCGCGATGGTCACCGCTCCCGACTGCGGCCACATGATGTATGGCCGCGTCGACCAGATCGAGGACGACAACGAGTACCACAGCTTCGCCATGCAGCGCGTGCCCAAGTTTGTCGTCGACAAGGACAAGGATACCCGCAAGCTGCGTCTGGCCGCCCGCCCCCTGGCTGCACCCCGGAGCAAGGCCCCCTGGATGTACGCAGCCAACGTGGTCGGCACCTGATAGGGCTGGGAAAGGAGCAACACCATGAAGCATGTAAAAATCACCAACGGCCTGTACGGCTACCGGCCCGAGGGGGCGAAGCACCCCCGGTCGGTACCCGCGGGCGGTCTCTGCGTCGTGACTGACACCGAGGCCGCCCGCCTGGCCTCCCTCGGTGTGGGTGTCGTACTCGAGGACATCCCCGAGGAAGATACCGCAGGGGCCGTTGCAACGCCCGCAGAGGGCGAGGACGGCGCGGGGACAGGCGTGGACACTCCCGATGGGGACGGGCCTGCGGAGGGCGAGGGCGCTGCCCGTCTTGACCCCGAGCAGCTTAAAGAGCTCACCAACGCCAAGCTCCGGGAGCTGGCCGAAGGCCTGGGTATCGACACGGCCAAGCTCAAGACGAAGGCACAGCTAATCGCGGCCATCACTGACATCCCCCTGGAGGATGCCATCTCCGGTGGGGAGGGCGACGAGGAGGCTCCGCCCAGCCTGGGGGCGGAGGGGCCGGTGGAATGAGCGGCTTCAAGGACATGGTAGCCAAAGACGTCCACAGCGTCTTTCTCAACCTGGATGAGTTCGCCGAAAAACGCACCATTCGCTATGACGGAGAGGAGTACCAGGACATCCCCGTCGTCTTGTCCGGCCTGAAGGAGCGGGAGCGACGCCAGCTCCAGTCCGACCACCTCCAGGGGCTCTACCTGGTATCCTCCGTCCTGCACTGTGCGCTATCTGACCTGGGCGGCAACCAGCCAGAGAAAGGACAGCGCATCAAAATCAACGACCAGGAGGGCGGAGGCGGTTTCTTCCGGGAGTTCTATGTCGCCTCCTCGGTCTGTGAGCTGGGTATGCTCCGGGTGGAACTGGAGGCGATCGACGAATGAGCTACGCCATTACCATTGACGAGATCGACGGCAGCCTTGAGCGGGTATCAAAGCTCCTGGCCGGAGTTCCCGACGGCGTTTACCGCGCCGTCGGCAGCGCCCTGAAGCGGGCAGCGCGGCACGGCCTCACCGTCGGTATGAAGATCGTTTCCGAGGAATACGCCATTTCCCAAGGAGAGCTGAAAGCCCGGACGAGGAACATCAACACCGTCATCAAGGATGCCGCCGGCGCCTACTCCATCACCTTCGGCTACCGTGGAAACGTAATCCCGCTGATTAAGTTCGACACCAAGTTCGGCTCGGATGGGCGGGTGCATACCCGCGTGCTGCGCTCCAATGCCCAGGAGGCGCTGGACAATGCCTTTGTCACCCAGGTAGGCGGGCACACCGGCGTATTCGAGCGAGAGGGCCCTGAGCGCTTTCCAATCCGGGAGCTGTTCGGGCCCTCTGCCGTCCAGGCCTTCTACGCCCACGAGGAGACGACCGACAAGATGGACGAGGAGATCCTAAAAACCTACGAGAGCCGCATTGAGCACGAAATCATGCGGGTGCTCAACGGGTGGGGAGGGTAGCCGATGGATAGGGTTATGCTCCTGGAGGAGCTGAAGGCCGTCACCGAGGAAGCGATTAAAGACCTGATTATGCCGGTTCGGGTGCAGAGCGCCGAGGAGAGGCAGCAATACCGGGCGGCGGAGGTCTACCTGATGCGGCTCCCGGATGGCACATCCGCGAAAAAGAAGGCCCCCTACATCATCCACCAGGCGATCACCAGCAGAGACGTCCAGCCGGCCGGCGAGCGAGAGCGCGGCGTGGCCGTGGTGCGTTCTATTTTCGCTGTTTACAGCGGCGACGAGCAGGAGGGCGGCCTTATGCTGCTCAATCTCATGGAGCGGCTTCGCATCCGCCTTTTAAGACAGGTCGTCATCGGGCGGCGCTACCAGCTTGACCTGGAGGCTGGCTTGGAGACCTTCATCTACCCCGATGACACCGCCCCCTATTTTGCCGGAGAGATGACGACCACCTGGCGTGTCCCCGGCGTGGAAAGAGAGGTAGCAGAATGGCAGTAGTAAAGAAAGAAACGGCCGAGAGCGCCGCCGAGCGCGCCGGTGAGCACGCGGAGGAGCCCAAGGCCCCCAAGAAAACCAAGAAACCCGACGGCAAGGCCGCCGGGTTTTGCGTCTACCTCGGCCCCAGCATCCGGGGAGTAATCCAGTCCGGCGCGGTCTATCGGGGCGGCAAAGCTGATGTGCTCAGTGAGTTGGCTCCGGCCCTGGAACGATACCCGCTGATCGCCTCGCTGATTGTCACCGGCGACACGCTCCCCGAGGATCGCATCAAAGTCAAGACCGCCGGAAACCTGCTGAATGTGAACTACAAGAAGCTGGCCTCCGGCAGAAAGTAAGGAGGAAGCACTATGGCAAATCATGGCGTAAACGTCTCCCAGCAGGCGACCAGCGTCAGCACCCCCGTCGTGGCCGAGAGCGGAGTCCCCTTTGTCGTCGGCGCGGCCCCCGTGCAGAGCGCGGCGTCTCCCGCCGCTGTCGGCATCCCTGCTCTCTGCACCAGCTGGGCCGAGGCTGTGGAGAAGCTGGGCTACTCGGACGACTGGGCCAGCTATCCGCTCTGTGAGTTTGCGTATTCCCACTTCAAGCTGTTCGGCTGCCAGCCGGTCATCTTCTGCAACGTCCTTGATGCCGCGGACATGAAGGAGGCAGTGGCCGCATCCGATGTGGCCCTGGCCGACCATAAGGCCAAGCTGCCCATCGAGGCCATCGACGACAGCAATCTGGTCGTCAAGGCCGCGGGCGGCGCCGGCGATGCCTACGTCAAGGACACCGATTACAGCACCTACTACGACGGGGAGTTTCTTGTCATTGAGGCGCTGGCCGACGGCAAGGCCTATTCCGCTTCGCAGATCAACGTGGCCTACAACAAGGTCAAGCCCGCGTCTGTGGACGATACCGCTGTTGCTGCGGGGATGGAAAGCATTGAGCTGTGCATGACCACGCTGGGCATCGTGCCCGACCTGATCTGCGCCCCCGGGCACTCCCAGTCCTCGGTCGTGGCCGCCGTCATGGCGACCAAGGCCGGCGGCATCAACGGGATGTTCCAGGCCAAGGCGCTGATCGACATCGACTCCAGCTCCTCCGGCGCCACCAGCTATACCGCGGCCATCACCGAGAAGAGCGGGAAGAACTTCGTCGATGTGGACGAGATTCCCTGCTGGCCCATGCTCAAGCTCGGGGACTACAAGTTCCACATGAGCACGCAGCTGGCGGGCCTGATGGCCCAGGTGGACACCGACAACGGCGGCTGCCCCTATGAGTCCCCCAGCAACAAGAGCTTCCAGTGCGATGCGATGGTCCTGGAGGATGGCACCGAAGTCAATCTGACTTTGGCACAGGCGAACATCCTCAACGACAACGGCATCCTGACCGCGCTGAACTTCATGGGCGGCTGGTGCGCCTGGGGCAACTATACCGCCTGCTATCCCAGCAACACCGACGTCAAGGACTATTTCATCCCGGTTTCCCGGATGTTCGGCTGGGTCGGCAATACCCTGATCCGCACCTTCTGGTCCAAGCTGGATAAGCCCATGAATCGCCGCCTGCTGGACACCATCATGGACACCGCCAACATCTGGCTCAATGGGCTGGTCGGCTCCGGCTACCTCCTGGGTGCCCGGGCGGAGATGCTGGAAAGCGAAAACCCGCTGACCGACCTTATGGCTGGCATCGTCAAGATCCACATCTACATGACCCCGCCCTCTCCCGCGCAGGAGATCGACTTCATCCTGGAGTACGACACCAGCTACGTCACCAGCGCGCTCCAGGCCTAAAAGGAGGACTGAACTATGCCTAACTTCGATGAATCCGTAATCAACTTTGCGGTCTATGAGGACAGCGTTGAGTACGTCGGCATGGCCTCCGTTACCCTTCCGAATCTGGCCGCCATCGTTCAGACCCTTTCTGGCGCCGGCATCGCGGGGAACGTGGAGGTGCCCATCCTCGGCCACTACGACGCCATGACCCTCGGCCTCAACTTCCGCACCACCACCGAGCAGAGCGTGCGCCTGTCCGCGCCGCGCCGCCACAACATCGACCTTCGCGCCGCGCAGCAGATCGAGGACACCGTGGCCGGCGAGGTGAAGGTCCAGAACATCAAGCACATCCTGGTGGTTATCCCCAAGACGGACACCGGCGGCAGCATTGCCCCGGCCGCCCCCACCAACGGCTCCGGCGAGTATGCCGTCCGCTACTGGGCTACCTACATCGACGGTGTGAGGACGCGGGAGGTTGACCCGCTGAACTTCATCTGCTATGTCGACGGCACCGACTATCTGGCCGACGTCCGCAAGGCCCTCGGAAAGTAACAGCCATACGCCCGGGGCGCTTGCCCCGGGCCTTGATTTTGAAAGGAGTTCCCTATGAGCATCGACATCAAAGATATGCCCCAGATCCCGTCGGATGCATTTTCCACCGCCGAGCCCCCTGCGGTGAACGACGCCGAGTATGCGACCGCAGAGCAGGCCGCCAAGGACGCGCCGGACAGTGTTTCCGTTTACACGCACAAGTTCAAGAAGCCCGTCACCTTCGAGGGATGCACCTTCGACGAGCTCACCTTCGATTTCGGCCGCCTGACCGGCAACGACAGCCTGGCTATCGAGGACGAGATGGAGGCCATGAATAAGCCCGTCATCGTCCCCACCTTCTCGGGCCAGTACCTGACCCGCGTGGCCGCCAGGGCCTGCACCACCATGCTGACCTCTTCGGATGGGAAGCAGCGCCGAGTCGGCGCTGACGTCATCATGGCTTTGCCCATCAGTGATTACAGCCGCATTCGGGGGCGGGCGAGGACTTTTTTGCTCAAATCGGAGCTGTAACCGGCGACGGGGGTGCGTGGCTCCGAAAGCAGTGCCTTGTGATGGCGCAAAACAATAACACCCCCGTATCCTACTGGGTATCTCTGCCCCTCCTGTCCCTGACGAAGTGGATAAAGGCCAGCAACCGGCTTGTGGAGGAGCAGAAGGCGCAGAGGAAAGCGCGGCCGAAACAGCCCGCACGGCCGATCGTGATTCGGCGCAGGCGGTAGCTCGAAGGGAGGGACACTATGGCGAGCCGCAAAGAATATGAGATGCTATTCCAGCTGAACGCCCAGCTGGGAAGCAGTTACAGCAAGACCTTCCGGGCTGCCCAGGAAGAAATCACGGCCATGCAGAAGGAGATACAGTCCCTCTCCAAGACCCAATCTGACATCGCCGCCTATCAGAAGCAGCAGGCCGCAGTCGAGGCCACGCGCAAGCGCCTGGAGCTGTTGCAACAGCAGTACGAGAATATCCAGAAAGAGATCGAGCAGACGGGAGAGTTCTCCGCCGACCTGCAAAATAAGCTGCTCGCCAAGCAGCAGCAGATCGACAAGACCTCTGCTTCGCTGAACAGGCAGACCCAAAGGCTCGACGAGATGGGAGACGCACTGCAGGAGGCCGGGGTCGACATGGACGACCTCGGCCAAAGCTCGGCCCGGCTCTCCACCCGCATTGAGGCCCTGAAAAGGGACCAGGAAGAAGCCGCGGAAAAAGCCATGACCTTCGGCGATAAAGCGAGCCAGGCGTTTGGGGCTGTCCATGAGGCTATCGTGGCCGCTGGCATCGCCACGGCGCTCAAGGAGATCTATCAGTACTTTGCCGACTGCGCCCAGGCCTCTATGGACTTCGAGAGCGCCATTACCGGCGTAGCGAAGACCACAGACCTTACCGACGATGAACTGGCTGCCATGTCGGACGCCATCAAGGAGATGTCCACGGAGATCCCGGCCACCACAGAGGAGATCGCCGCCGTGGCGGAGGCTGCCGGTCAGCTGGGCATCCAGAAGGACTCTCTGCTGGATTTCACCGAGGTCATGACCATGCTGGGCACGGCCACCAACATGACCGCGGACGAGGCCGCGACCGCCCTGGCCCGCTTCGCCAATATTACCGGAACATCGGCCGACAACTACGACCGCCTCGGCTCCGTCATCGTGGCCCTGGGCAACAACTTTGCGACGACCGAATCGGAAATCACGGCAATGGCTACCCGCCTTGCCTCTGCCGGAACGCTCGCCGGCTTGAGCGAATCCGAGATACTGGCCCTATCCGCAGCAATGTCCTCCGTGGGCATTGAGGCGGAGGCTGGCGGTACCGCTATGACGGAAACCATGAACGCCATCGAAACCGCCGTGGCCCAGGGGAACGAAACCCTGACGGAATTTGCCCGGATCGCCGGCATGACCTCCGCGGAGTTCGCCGCAACATGGGAAAGCGACGCCATGAGCGCGCTGGAGAGCTTCATTTCCGGTTTGGGCCAGCTGGACGAGCAGGGCGAAAATACCGTGCTTGTCCTGGAGGACCTGGGCCTGACCGGCGTGCGCCAAAGCAATATGCTGAAAAGCCTTGCTCTCGCGGCCGACCAGATGGGCGGCGCCGTGAGTTTGGCAAACGAGGAGTGGGATACCAATACCGCCCTGATCAACGAGGCCAGCAAGCGGTACGCCACTACCCAATCCCAGCTCACCATGATGCAGAACGCCTATAAGAACTTGAAGGTGGCCATCGGCGACGCCTATACCCCCGCTCTGCGGGAGGCGTACTCCGTCGGCACGGATGTTCTCAACGGCGTTGCACAGTTCATCAAGCAGAATCCGGCGCTGGTGAATGCCATTACAGCCTTCGCGGGCGTGCTCGGCGTGGTAGTAGCGGCCCTTGCCGCGTACACTGTCGGCGCAAAGGTAGCTGCTGCTGCGTCCGCCATGCTCACCGCAGCCATTCCGGGCGTGAACATCATCATGGGCGTAGCCGGGGCCGTGGCTGGCGTGACCGCCGCCATCGCTGCCCTTGCCACCGCCGCCGACAATGACGCCGTCCCCTCTGTGGACGAGCTGACCCAGGCGGCCCAGGGGATGCGGGATGCCATGGACGAGGCGGGGGAAACGTTTGAGAATACGGCTGCACAAACCGTAGCGACTGCCGATGTCGCTGACCAGTATATTGCAAAGCTGGAGGAGATGGGGGATTATACCCAGCTCTCCAATGAGGAGCAGGAGCAGTATCGAAATACCTTGTCGTTGCTGTGCCAACTGATACCAGAGCTCTCCGATCTGATTGACATCCAGAACGGTACGATTCAAGGCGGTACCGCCGCTCTCCGCGCCAACACGCAGGCATGGCGGGAAAATGCAGAAGCTCAGGCATACCAGGAGTACATGAACCAGCTCGCCGAGCAGTACAATGAGGTCTTGGTGGAGCAGGCCAAAAACAGTGTTGAACTGACAAAGGCACAGCTCCAAATAGACGCAGCGGAAAAAAAGCGCGCCGCCGCTATGGCACGCATGGACGAGTTGTACCAGGATTCCATCGATAATAATATGGCGCTGTCCCAGGAGTACCGTGACTTGCAGGGCGCTGTCTACGGGTACAACGACGAAATTAACCAGGCCGAGAGGATTATAAAAAACCTCAATACCGCCATGGAGAAGGATGCCGAGGCCGTTGCCGATGCTAAGCAGGAAATGGAGCTGGCGAACGAGGCGATAGAGCAGATGGCGGCCGCAGGCACGGCCAATACAGATGTGACCGCCGAAACTGCCGCCCAGATGCAGGAGCTCCAGTCTACTGTCACTGGGGTCAGGGAAGAAATCAACACTCTTGTGGCCGCCTACACCGAGGCCTACGACGCGGCCTTGGACAGCATATCAGGACAATACGAGCTGTGGGACGAGGCCACAGAGGTCGTTGCAACCAGCGCGGGGAGCATCAATTCCGCCTTGGAGAGCCAGGTCACCTACTGGCAGGACTACAACGCCAACCTCCAGGCCCTGACGGACAGGGTCGGTGATATCGAGGGGCTAAGCGAGATGATCGCCAGCTTCGCGGACGGCTCGGAGGACAGCGTGAACGCTATCGCCGGTATGGCAGGAGCTACCGACGAGCAGTTGGAGGCAATGGTATCCAACTGGCGGGACTTGAAGGCCGAGCAGGAGGAGGCCGCCGGAAGCGTGGCCGACCTCAAGACCGACTTCACGGCCACCATGGATGAGCTGCAATCCGAACTTGCGGCCGACATCGAGGCCATGGACCTGGGCACCGAAGCCGCCGAGAGCGGCAAAGCCACCATCCAGGGCTTTGTCTCCGGCGCCGAGGGGATGCTCCCCCAGGTGCAGGCAGCCTATTCCCGCATTGCCCAGGCTGCCATTGACGCCATTGACGAAAAGCTGGACATCCACAGCCCATCCCGCGTTATGGAGGAAAAGGCTGACATGACCTGGGCGGGCTATATCCAGGAGACGGAGGCCCTGCAGCCGGACGTGGCCGAGGCTATGTCCGGCATGGCCGGCGCCGGTGTCGAGGCTTTCTCCGCCGAGGAGATCCAGGCCGTCGGAATCGCCCCGCAACTCATGGCATATCTGGCCTCCTATCAGGCTAGCAACGCCATCTCCGCAGAGAGCGGGGCGGGCGGCGGGGGCGGCTCCATCGTGATCTACTTCGAGCCCCAGTATGACCTTGCCGGCGTCACAAATGCCGCTGAGCTGGAGGCCATCTTGGCGGCCCACGACGAGGATATGCGCGAGCTGATCCTGGAGGTCTTGCAGGAGGCCGGCGTCGACGCAGCGAGGAGGGCTTACACATGAGCACGTACACCACCACCCAGGGGGATATGTGGGACAGCATCGCATTCCAGCAGATGGGGAGCGTTGACTACACTGACCAGCTGATGAACGCCAATCAGCAGTACCGGGAGTACTACACCTTCCCGGCCGGAATCGCTCTCACGATCCCCGACGCCGTGGAGCCGGTGTCCAGCTCTCTGCCTCCCTGGAAGCAGGTGGCGGGATGAGCGACCGGAACCAGGCCCGCCGCACCACGGCGGAGGTCGTCTTTGGCGGCACCGACATCACGTCGTCCATTCGCTCATACTTTCTGTCGATGACCTATACCGACAATGAGGAGGACGAGGCGGACGACCTACAAATCAAGCTCGAAGACAGGGACAGTATTTGGCTGGAGAAGTGGCTGAACGACGCCATCCAGGCAGCGGCCTCCTCTGCCCCCACAGAGGGCGCAGGAGAGGCGGAAGCAAAAACCTACAAGGTGATGCCCTCTATCGGTCTGAACGTCCGCACGGGCCCTGGAACGAGCTATGGGAAGCTCGGGGCGCTGCCCTAGGGCACGGAGGTCCCCGTGACGGGGATCTCCAGCGGCTGGGCCACTATCCAGTACAGCGGAAGGACGGCCTATGTCAGCGCCCAGTACATCAAGGAGGTCGTCGGGGGTCAGGCAGAGGAGAACTCCGAGGCCTCCGCCACCACTGGTCTCGCCATCCAGGCGGTCTTCGTCCGGGAAAACTGGAACAACGACGGCAAGGACACCGTTCTGGACTGCGGGCAATTCGAGCTCGACAGCATCAAGGCGTCCGGGCCGCCGGCCACCATTACCATCAAGGCCACGTCGCTACCCTTCAACGCGCAGATCCGGCAGACCGAAAAGACCAAAGCGTGGGAGGCCTACACCCTCTCCGGCATCGCCCAGGAAATGGCCGGTGCCAACGGCATGGCCTGTCTCTACGAATCCGCCAGCGACCCCTATTACGAGCGGGTGGAGCAGTACAAGGTGAGCGACATCAAGTTCCTGTCCCAGCTCTGCCACGACGCCGGGATCTCTCTCAAGGCCACGAACAATATCCTGGTGCTGTTCGACCAGGCTGACTATGAGGCCAAGGACCCGACCTTCACCGTGAAGCGGGGCAGCGGGAGCTACACCAAGTATGACCTGTCTGTCGGCACGGCGGACACCAAGTACACGTCCTGCCGCGTCCGCTACGCCGACC